ATACATCTAATACATCTAATACATCTAATACATCTAATACATCTAATACATCTAATTTTATAATTGGTAATATAAATGTTTTAAATAATAATTATTTAACATTTGGACCTATTAGTTATAAATTAACAAAAAACTTTAATAATTTAAAATGTATTTATTATAAAAATAATTATGATTTATATTTTAGAAGTAATACACAATGTAATATTAGTGATATAAAAATTATTATTAAGATATTAAATAATAATATTTAATTTTTGAAAAAATTAATTTTTATATTATTATTATAATGTCAATAATTCTTCAAGAAATTTTAAATAATTTAAATAATGAAATGGATAATATTAATAAAAATTTAGATAATCAAAATGATACAATTAAAATAATACAAGATAACATAACAATACTTCAAGATAATTTAGATAATTTATTTAATTTAATAAATAATAAAAATTCTATTATTTATAACATTAATCAATTAAATAATAATATTATATAAAATAAAAGTATATTAATAATATAATAAATATTATTAATATAATATGTCTATGACTTTATCTAATGAAACTTCAAATCTAACATTAGCATATTTAAATACAATTAATAATTTCTCTCAAATGGAAACAAATATATCAGATATATCTCGAAATATAATAAGAATTGATACTTTAATAAATAATTTATTTGAAAAATTAGATATTTCTGAAAATAAATTATCTGGTTATGAAACAATGTTATTAGATATATCCAATAATATTTATAATTAACTTATTATGTTAATAAATATATATATTTAAATTTATTTATATATATTAAATGTCTAATAATATTGATTTAAATTTAGATAATATTTTGGATGATTTAAGTATGAATATATACAATTTAAAAAATAATTATCAAGTAAATGACGTTAGTAATCAGATTATTGTTATTAGTAATAAAATTAATGATTTGAACAATAAAATAGAAAAAGTTATTGATATATATACTATGATTAATGAATTGAATCAAAGACTGAATATTAGTTAAGTTAATTAATTATTATTATATAAAATAATATATAATAAGTAATGTCTAATTCTCAAATAAATAATTTAGCATCTGAAATTATTCTTGCAAAGACTGCTGCATCGTCAGCAACTACTAAAATTACTAAATTATTAAATGAGGTTCAAATTTTAAAATCATATAATTTAGATATAAGTAGTACCATATATACATTAAACAATAAAGTTAATAATATTAATGACGTTATTGATAACATTGATAATAATAGTGATTTAAATGATTTATTAAATCAAATTAATGATATTAGTGGTCAAGTATATACTTTAGTAAATAATATAAATAATTTAGATACTTCATTTGTTAGTGAATTGTCTTTTAATAATTTGTCTAATGTTATTAGCTATCGTTTTGATAATATTGATATTTCATTAACTAATTTGATACAAGATGTGGGAGATATTTGTGGTTCAGGGTTTTTAGAAAAAATTAGAAATATTTCAGGTGATGTATTACAATTAGAATCAGTAGTTACAAATGTAAGTGGACAATTATTTAATTTAGTTGATGTAGTAAATAACTTGGATATTTCTTATTTGACTGATTTATCATTTGTAGAATTTGTAAATAATATAAATAATTTAGATACTTCATTTGTCAGTGAATTGTCTTTTAATAATTTGTCTAATACTGTTAATACAAATTTACCATTTTTATCAAATCAAGATGTTTTATTAAAATCTGATATTAATTACAGTAATACATTAATAGATATAAATAATGTATATATTAGAAATATAGAAAGAAAATTTAATAATTTAGTAAATATTATAAATAGTCAATTGAATTTAAATATTAATATACATACATTATAATTTATTTTTTTATCTTTAATTTCAATATATTTTTTTATAAAAAAATTCTGTAAAAAAATATAGTATTAAATTATAAATAATGTCTTCTGAAAACTTAGGAAATGGAGAAATGGAAGCTTTAGCAAGTGCTAGATTAGGTGATTTACGTAAAAAAGTTAATGCTGAATCATGGTCTGAAAATATGGAAATGTTAATGAAACAATGGGGTGAAAAAGCTGCGGGTCTTCGTTTTATGCATGCTCATTCTGGTGGACAATGGAAAGGATTTGCTAATAAATTATCTATTACAGGTATTATAGTAACTGGTGTTGCATCTACATTATCACTTGTTGCTACCAGTCTTGAAGATCCTGAAGTTAAAAATGGTATTTTATTTGGTGTAGGTGGTGTTGGTTTAATTTCAACATTAATTCAATCATTTAAAAAATTCTATAATGCTGAAGAAAAAGCGGCTGATCACTCTAGTGTTGCAAAACAATTTGGTTCATTTTATCGTTATATGACTTTACAATTAGGTATGACTCGTGAAGATCGTGATCCTGCTGATGTTTTAACAACATGGGCATTAAAAGAATATGAAAGATTACAACAAGAAGCTCCACCAATTGGTGGGTCATCTGTTGCTTTATTTAATTCTAAATTTGATAAAGATACACAAGCTATACCAGATATTGCTGAAGATAAATTTGTTATTAAAGTATTTAATAACGATGAACCTGTTTCCTTATCTAAAAATAATGTTGTATCAAATAATCAATTAGAAATTGATGTAGTTTCAAGTGAATAAATTCAATTAATTAATAATAATTTATACATTTTTTAAAATTATTATTAATTATTTTATTAGTGGTTTATATTCTGGTAAACAATATAATTTTCTTTTTTTTAATTTAAAAGTTTTATTTTTACTAGTACAATGTGGTAATACATCTCTTCCTTTTATTAAGTTCAATGTTTTTTGATTATTATTATTATTCCAAAATTTTTTTTTATAAGTTTTTTTAATATAATATTTATTTGTTTTTTTATTAAATCTTGATGCAAATGTTGGATATATACTATTACCAGCAATTATTGCACCCGCACAACAACCAACATATATTGCCTTTTTATTTTTTATTCTATCTAATATTAATAAATCCATTTTTGTTTTTTTTAAATGATACCATAAATATAATGTATCTCCTCCCATTACCCAAATTATTTGACTTGATTTTATTGATTTTTTAAATTTTTCTAAATTTTTTTTACTAGAACAATCTACTATTTCTATTGGTAAACCTAATTTTTCTGCATATTTCCAATCATTACATTTTTTTATTGCAACATCTAATAATTCTTTTCTTGTTTTATTTCTAAAACCCATACGTGCTGTCATTATCATTGAAATTTTTAAATTATCTTTATTTTTATATTTTAATTTTATTGCTTTTTTTACATCATTTATTATTCTATTATTTTTTTTACAATCTGATGCTAATATAACTGATGTATTTTTTGTAATTTTTTTATCTATAACCATATTATTATATATATATAAATATAATAATTATATAAATTTATTTGATTATTCTTTTTTGAAGTACTTTCACTTCAAGTGTAAAAGTAAAATCTTCATTATTTGCTGTATTGATTATATTTCCATAATAATCTATTATTTTTATATTGAAATTTAATAAATTTATTTCTCCACTATATTTTCTTATAATATCTGTTCTTTCTGTTTCTGTAAATACTTGATTTATATAAAAATTTGTAGAAGAATTTCCAAGTGTTGCGTTTATTTTTCCTAAAATTTTGAATGTAGACATATTATTATTTAAAAAAAGTTTATGAGTTTCTATTATATTTTGTTGAAACTCATCAAAACAAAAAAATAATTCTGTATTTCCAATATTTGAATAACAATATTTTGATTTTATTATTGTATTATTTTTTGGAATATTAGATATATCTATAGATGAAAATTCATTTTTATAATAATTAAATCCAAATATACTAGCTAAAGAATAATATTCTGTATAATAACTTTTAAAATCTAATCCATAATTCTGAAAATTTATATCACTTATATCATTATAAGATAAATTAAATATACATTTTTTATTATTACTATCAATTGAAAAATTTAATGCATTTATAAATCTTTGTCCTGATATATCATCTGATTTAAATTCTATAAATTTTTTATTTATAAAATTTTCTAATTCTTTTGAATCTTCATAATATCCATCATCAATTATAATTATTGTAGAAAAATCACATATTTGTGAAGTATTATATTTTTTTATACAAAATTTTGTATTTTCTTTTGATTCACTTATTAAAAATGGTTTTTTTATTGTTATTGATCCTAATTTTAATATACTTATATTATTTATTGGTTCTGATAATATAAAATTACTATTTGTTGATGGTATTGTTTCTAATAATGGATTATTTTTTGATCTAAAAATTGTATTAAAATGTAAATAATTTAAAATTTCATAACTTTCTATATGATTTTTATCTATATTTATTAAATCAAAATTATTATTAAAATTATTATTAAAATTATTATTAAAATTATTTATGTTTATATATTTATCTTCGTTATCTTTGTCATCTTCATTATCTTCATTATCTTCATTATTTTCATTATCTTCATTATCTTCATTATCTTCATTATCTTCATTATCTTCATTATCTTCATTGTTTATATTACTCATAGCTTCTATTAAATTATTATTTGGTAATATATTATTTGTATTATAATCATTTATAGTATGATCTAAATAATTTAATAATTTATTTTGAACAGAATAAAAAAATGATGTAATAATATTATTATTGTAAAAATTATTATTAATAATATTTATTTTTTCAATTACTTCTTCTTTATTAATATTTTCTAACTCCAATAAATTCAAAAGATCATCCACTGAATAATCATTTATATTTGTATTAATATTATTAATATTCATAGTGATTTATTAATATAATTATATTAATAGTTTATTATTAAAATTTATTTAAATTTTAAATTAAATTTTAATTTAACTTTTAATTGATATTTTATCTTTATTTATTGAAATAAATCTACAATAGTACATATTATATAAAAATTTATTATAGTTAAAATCTATATTTTCTTTTATATGTTTTGGTATTTTTTGAATTCCCTGTCCACGTTTACAATGATTATGTGTTTTAAATATTAATCTTTCTAAATCTTTTATTATATTTTTTTCATAATTATTAAATGAACTTTTATCTATTCTGATATTCGATTTATAAATAAAACGATTATAATTATTTTCTTCATAAATTTTATATTTTTTTTTATCATGTAAAATTACTTTATTTTTGATTATACCTATTCCTTCAATTATATTTTTAGTATTATTCATTTCTAATACCATTAAATGAGTTTCTGGTAATATTTTATCGCTAATTTTAGTTGGACTTCCATATATACAACCCAATTCATTATTTTTTAATAACCAATTTTTATTTTCTTGTATTGTTTTATTATCAAAACGTGTTACAAATATCTCCATAATTCATTTAATAAAAAAAATATTATATATCAATTTTTTAAATAATATACTTCAATCTTTATATTTTCTTTATTTTGAATTATTTCTTTTATTTTATTAATTTTTTCATTTGTACTTTCAATTATAAAATCATCTATTGAATATAAAAATTTATAATTATTTATTGTTTCATATAATTCATTTAATGAAGAATCTTCTATTTTTTTAGGATTTGTTGAATTAATAATTACAAAATTATCTGCTAAACTAATATTTAAATTTAAACTATTATTTATTATTGGTAAAATTATTTCTTTTTTATTTTTCTTTTGAATACTAATAAATTCTTCACTTACTCTATCTATATTTAAATTTTTATCTTGAAATATATCTAAAATAATATTTTCTACAATACTACTTGAATATTCGTCTTTATATTTATTTTTTAATTCTTTTCTAATTATTCCTTTTATCTTATTTAAATTAATTTCATAAAAATTTTTAATAACATTTTTTATATTTTCTTCTTTAATTAGTAAAATTTTATTTTCTTGTAAATAATTTTTATATTCTGTTTCTATAAAATTAAATATTATATCTTTAATATCATCTAAAAAATTTGTCATTTTATTTAATAACAAAAATATATTTAATATTATATATTATATATTATATATTAAATATTATTGTAATAAATATTATATATTATTTAATGATAATGTTATTTATATATGATTTATTTTTTTATTTAAAATATTTTATTTATTTTAATATATTTATAAATTCATTAACTTTGAATTATTTATCATATAAAATAAATAAAAAAATTTTTTTTATTAAATATTTATTTTATTCAATAAATTTAAATGGATGTTTTTTAATAAAACTAACACAATGGTTTAATACTATATTACACACATATGATTTAAATAATCATGATAATAAAGAATTAATTTATATTAGAGATTTATTTGATACTTTTTTTGAAGATTGCAATATTCATAATTTAAATTATACAAAAAAAATTTTTGAATATGATAATACTTATAAATTTGATGAATTAATTCAAATTGATGAAAATTTTACAATTAAGTCTGGTTCAATTGCTCAAGTTTATAAAGGAAAATTTAAAAATATTCAAAATATTGCAATAAAAGTTGTTCATCCTGAGTTAAAATATCAAATTTTTTTTCCAGAATATTTAATATATTTTTATCAATATATTGTTAAGAATTTTTATATTTTTAAAAATTATGATATTATTTTTAACCTTAATTCTTTTATAGAAAATATTAAACTACAATTTGATATGAATAATGAATTTAAAAATATGAATTATTATTATAATTATTATAATAATACTGAAAAAAATGAATGTATAGTTATTCCAAAACCTATTTTTTCATCTAAAAATATTTTAATAATGGAATATATCGATGGTATAAATTTTGATAAATTAGATCTATCTGATACTGAAAAAAAAAAAATTTGTTCATTATTTTCACTATTTATAAAAAATAATACATTATTTATGGACTATTTTCATAATGACATGCATAGTTCAAATTGGAAAATACTAAAATGCAATAATTATTATAAATTAATTATTTATGATTTTGGATATTTAATTAAAATTGATGATAATTTTAAAGAAGATATAAAAAACCTAATATTTTATCTTGATACAAATAATAAGATTGAAATTGCTAAGATATCATATAAATTTATAACAAATAAATATATTGATTTAGATACTTATATAAATTTATTTACAAAACAAATTTATAATTTATTACCATTTAGTGATGATATTATATTGAAGATTCATACTTTTTTTTATCATTATAAATTTAAAGTACAAGATAATATATCTAATTATTTTATTTTAGCTATTTTAGTAAGAAGAACTTTAAAAAAATATATGTATCAAACTGATAATGTTAATAAAGAATATAGTTATAATTATCATTTTCAAACATATTTATTTTTGAATTCAATAAGTAATGAATATAATATCTTTAAAAATGTTCAAAAATATTTATTTCAATATTATTTTAATAATCAAGAATATTTAAAAAATTTAAAATATAAAGATAAATATCTTGAAAATCTTACATCTGAATTGGATAATTCAAATATTGATATATAAAAAATTAATCATATACTCAATATAGATATCATATAAAAAAAATTGATACAAATATTCTCTCATCATATATTATTAATGTATAATAATATATATAATAATATGTATAATAATAATGATAATTGTCAATTGATTTATTCTAGTGCTATGCAAATTGATACAATGCAAACTGAAAATTATCAAAATATTGATTTTAGTTTAAATAATTATGAAAATGAACAAAATAATCCAAATGATACTATATATGATATTTTCAGCTATGAGCTTGAAAAAGGAATCGAATTTGGTGATATTAATATTATAAAAAATGCAATTAAGGATTATGGTCATCTTATCGATAAATCATATACAGAGTGGGCTAATTCTATTATATTTGAAATTGTACAAGAACAAATGGAAGATATTCAAATAAAATAATTCAAATAAAATAATTCAAATAAAATAATTATAATTTTTTGAATAATATTCTATATTCTCTCTTTCTATTTTGGAAAAACCAAAAAAATTATAAATTATTTCATCTCTTTCTAATCTATTATAATTTATTAAATTTGGAAAATTTAATATTTTTGTAATATCAGGAATAAATTCAAATGCATAACGTTCTAAATAACGCATTCTATAATTTGTTGTTGAAAAAATAAATAATCCTGTTTTAGTTGAGAGAAATGCTTGAATTTGTAATAATTCATTTTTTTTATAAAATTCTTCTGAAATTATATAATTATCTCTCGAACTTATCCCATATATACCTGATATATCATAAAAAGGGAATCCATACATTTTATGTGCCATTATTAATTTTTTTTTATTATAATATTGTTGTGGTACATTTGAATAATTTATTACTAATTTTGGTGTTAACTTATTTTCTAATAAACATGTTTTTACATTTTCGTATGGAAAATCATTACATTTATTTATACTTAATTTTGTATTTTTTGAAATTGTAGATGATTTTAAAATTTTGAGAGATCCATATTTATTTGTAAAAAATAATAATTTATTTATTATATTTATTCCATGTGTTGGTATTGGTTTATTTTTATTTAAAACATATTCTGTATATGTTCTTGATATTTTATCATAAATATTTAATATTTTTATTGATGTATTTTCATATAATTTATTATAATTTTTATTTTGTATAAAAAAATATGTTGTAGGTGTTTGTGCTTTATAATTAAATTCTTTTTGTGTTTGTGTTGTTGAGAGACATAGTAATTTCTCTATTTTTTTATTTGTTAATATTTTATATAAACCAGCTTTATCTGGTTTTAACCATAATGAAGGAATTATTAAATTTAAATATCCATTTACATGTAGAATTTCTAAAGATTTTTTAACAAATTCAACATAAATTTGTTTTCCATCATCTATTTTTTTGAGAGAATTATTTGTTGGTGTTTTTAATTGTCCATTTATATTAAAAGGTGGATTTCCAATTATAAAATCAAATAATTTAAATTCATATTTATTTATTGAAAGAAAATCTTTTGTTATTATATTTGCATCTTTTCCAAAAATTCTTTTTAATTCTTCTATGTGTGGTGGATATATTTCACACATAAATATCATATTTTTTATAATATGGGTTTTTCTCTCATATGGATCTATTATATTATTTGATAATTCATTAAAAAAACGATTATAAATATTTATAGCAAATGCACCATTTCCACTACCTATATCTAACCAACGTAATGATGGATTTCTAAAATATTCAATAGGAATTAGATTTAAAATTTTATTTACTAAATTATTTGGTGTATATATTATACCATAATTATTTCTATCTTCTTCGATTAATAAATTACTTGATATATCTAATGATAACATAATATATTTTATAAAAAAAAATATATTATATTATTATGTTTTTACGTATTATAGATTAAACATTTTTTTTTTTAATTGTATTAATAATATTTTTTTCATTTTTAATAATTGAATCAATAAAAGGTACATACCATGGTCTAAAATTTACTTTTCTTTCTTTAAGTTCGTCTACTGTAAACCAGTTTATTTCTTTTTTTTCAAAAAGTCCATTATGTTCTTTATTTACTTTATCTGGTAAATGATTTTCTGCAAAATTATTTACATTATTAAAATAAATTGGTAAATTTCTATCATATTTAACATTAAATAAAAATGTTGTATAAATTAATTTTTTATTTCTTTTCATTCTCTCTTCATAACCAATTTGAAATATTGAATTTTCTGTTACCTTTATTTCTAATTCTTCTTCGGTTCCTAAAAATCCATTTAATTCTTCACAACCTTCTCTAATTGCTGTTTTAAATATATCTTCTTTATTAATTGCACTCCCTCCAAAATCTGACCATAATTCTGTTCTTTCTTTTCCAAATAATAAAAATAATGTTCCTCTATACAATGTTACAGGCAAAATACCAGCACCCATTTTATTATATATTACTATCATTTTATATAATAAAAAATTATTTCAATTTTTAAAAAAAAATAAATAAAAATTTCTTATTTCTTAATTTTTAATTTTTTGATTTTTTGATTTTTAATTCTTTGATTTTTAATTCTTTGATTTTTATTTCTTAATTCTTTGATTTTTAGTATTATTTGTATCTTTTTTATTATTATTAATATTTAACTTATCTTTATAGCTAATTTTTAAATCTTCTTTTTTCAAAATTTCATAATTTGGATTTTCAACTTTCTTATCTGGATTCTTATTAACTAAAAGTGGCCAAAATTTATTATTATTCTTTGAATACTTGAAACGTGTTTTTGATTCTGGATTTAAAACATCATCTTTAAGTTTTTTTGATTCTTCATTATCAAACCATTCCTCAAAATGAATAAATGCCTCTCTACGATTTTTTGACTTATTTTTTACAAAATCAATTCGTGAAATTTTACCAATATTATTAGCAATAAATGTTTTTGTAATATATACTTCACTTACTGATTCAGAAATAATTGGAATATATAACGAAAGCATATTTGACATTATATTATAATCTATTTGTTTTATATTTTTATATTGTTATAAAAAATAAAAATTTTATATCAATTTTTTTATTAATTAAACAAAATTGAATTTATATAATATAAATTTAACATATTATATTATTTAAATTAAAATATGATCAACAAAAGAAAATTTGAATTAAAAAATACTCAATGTATTCAATATAAAAATTATAAATTACTAGAAAAAATATATTATAATGAACTAACATGTGATAAAATTATTATAAATGATAACCATATTTATTTTAATTCGTTAATTAATTATCAAACTATTGAAATTCTTATAAATTATATACAAATTATTAAAAATGAATATAATAATTTATTAAAAAATTATGAAAAAAATATCTATATTCATATTACAAGTAAAGGAGGAATTTTATATTCTCTTTCACAATTTATCACTTTTAAAAATAATAATGATTTTGATTTAATATCTATTATAGAAAATGAATGTAATGATGTTGCTATTTTATTAGCATCATTATGTAATTATAGAATTATTACAAAAAAATCATTATGTAAATTATCTCAATATAATTTGTATTCTAATAACTTATATTATTGGGGATATTTTAAACAATGTGAAAATTCTATAGAAAATATTCAAACATTTTATAATGATCTTATTAATACATTTTGTAATTTAATTGATTCAAAAATTAATGATGAAAAAATTAAAAAATATCTTAATAATAATTGTATTTGGGATTCAAAAAAATGTAAAAAACTTGGATTTATTGATGAAATTATATAATAATTTTAATTATAAAAACACTCAAAACTTAATACAAAACTCCAATCCATATTATTTAATGTAAATGGTCTACCATATTCATCTAAA